CCAAGATCGTCAACATCGGCAGAGAGCCTTCCAAGTTGGATTGGGTGACTGCACCGCACTAGGAGAGAATATGCTTTGGACAGTTGCAGCGAAGAGTCACGATAAATGGGTCCAATTCCCATCTTTATTTTTGTCAAGAAAACAAGCGGAGAAATGCAAGAAGGAAGTTGCATCTTTGCTCCCTTATCCTGAAAACCTTCGGGTCCAAGAAGCGGATATGAAAACCCATACACACCCAGATCATTGTTTACTGTGCGGTGGAGAGCCAATATTCCTTGCGTTATGGGTTGTGTCACCTGAAATCGCAAAGAGAATAGGTCAACCTAAAGGTAAAAACAGGTTGATATTTTACGCACTATGTACTCCGTGTTATAACCTTCCACTTAAAGAACCTATGGCCGATATGAAATTGATTAAGCAACTTCAAGTCAACTGATCTACCGGAACAAACCCATACTTCCCGCTAGGACTGTTACCGCTATGGCATGGAGTAATATACGGGCACCGCGTAGGCCAAGAACATCCGGTGAATTGCTCATCCGGTACTGTTTTAAGGCTCATCAACCTGTCTAATTTCCTAGCCGCTAAACCCAAAACGTGATCCCTGGTTCGCTCGTTCGGCGCATCAACTGTCACACTAAAACAACTGTCAGCAAGAACTCCATCCTTGTGCATCGCTGAAAGCCAATCAAGCGTAGGAATATCGTCGTAATCCTCTCGAAATACCTGCTGCCAACTGTCCTTAAATCTAGAGTTTACGTCCGTTTTTTTACGAAATCGAAGCCCCCGGTTTACCGGATGCCTGTACCCTCGTGAAAAATATCCGTAATGCTTTCCATCCCGAACTTGGCCGAGAACGCAAACCGCAAGTTGCATAGGCAAAGAATAGGCACAGATATTTCCTACCGTCTCCCATGACCGGCAGAACGAATAATGCCGATCTTTATCCCAATGACTAACCAACACAACACGCCTTAATTTTGCCCCGTCAGGCGACAGAAAGGCACTCCCTTGCCACTGAATGCCGTTAGGTAGGCTCACAGACTCAGGAACTCCCCACGGAGGCTCTGAGGGCTTCCTAATGGCACAGGAAACGATGTCTGCGATGGCTGCGTAATGTATGACTTGGCTATAAATATCGTGCTGGTCAGAAACGATCTCCCGTCTGGCAGAGATTTCCATAATCCTCTCGCCAGCCGCCTCTCCGTAGTCCTCCCGGTCAGTGGTAACGCCCTCTTTTATCCCCTCTAAGAGAAGTTCGTGTAAATCTATTTTAGAGCGTTCCCAATCGCGGCTCCAGATGCCTTTACGGTTGCAGGGTTCATAGGCCGTTAAAAGGGCAGGACTGTTCATTCCATTATTCTACGCTATTTTCATCCTCTATTTCTTCTTCGCCTTCAGAGTAGCAGTCCTCTATTGCTTGAACTACTTCTTCGGCGCTGTAGTCTAAAACGTGTCCTTCTGTTGCTGCCTGTCCTGCCGTCCAAAGGATACACTTATCCTTTCCGGTTGCTTTTACGGAAACGATCTGGTCTGGATTAAACCAGTGGCCCTCTACAATCTCAATCATTTTCTCTTTTCCTTCTTATTTTGCGTTATAATAGGGGTGTCGGTGCTTCAAACACCGGCTCACGCCTCATCGCTGGAAAGGAGCGACTATGACACCCCCACAAGAAACAGTATACCCCGAACTACCGCAGACAAAGACTTGCAGCACCTGCAAAATTATGCAGCCAATCGCATCTTTCAGCAGAAATCTAGGGCATAAAGATGGCCTAACAAGTCAATGTAAAGATTGTCGTCGTAAGGGAGCAATTAAACGCATCGAAAACATTCAATCTCGATGCATAGATGAAAATTCGCTAAAGATATGTAGAATTTGTGAAACACAAAAACCACTTACTGCATTCCATAAGCAAAAGAGCAGTCGGGATGGGAGACATTCGATATGCAAAGAATGCCGTTGCCCTAAGAAACCAGAGAAGCCACTAATAATACCAACGCATAAGACGTGTTCCAAGTGCAAAGTATTGAAGCCTATTGAGGAATTTTGCAAACGAGGGAACAACCCGTCTAAATATAGAAGCCACTGCAATAGCTGTAGACATATAGAAGGAAAAGCCGAATACGAAAGACGCAGGGACTCCGAGAGGGAGAGACATAGAGAATATCGGATTAAAAACAGGGAATCTATTCTAGCTAAAGAAGCGGAGTTGCGCAAAACAAATAGAGAACAGATAAGAGCTACCCGCAAAAGATGGGAGGCAAATAATCCAGATAAGATAAAGGCAAAAAATGATCGTTTTAAGGAAAAATATCCACACTACGGCAGGGATAAGAATAGAATAAAGCGCGCAAAAAATCCAGAACTCACACGGAAAGAGGCTTCCGATGACCACTTTAAGAAAATGGGTGTTGACCAAGACTGGTATGATAGGACACTTGCGGCGCAGGGATACGGGTGTATGATTTGCGGACGGCCAGATTCAGGTGTCACAGGTAAACGCTTTTTTATTGACCACGATCATAAGTGCTGTGGAAACACTAGAGCGTGTGAGAAGTGTCGTCGTGGTCTTTTATGTCTTCAATGTAATGTGTGGATAGCTGGTATTGAAAAATATCCGCGATTAGCCAAAAGAGCATTATGGTATCTGAATAAATTTGCGAGAAATATCGAGAATAACTATGAGGCAACACAGTATTCTCTTTTTAGCGAGTAGTATTTAACTGTGCGGCCCTCTTTTTTATTTCCGATAGAGGTATATATGCTTCTATCGGAGGAATGGGCGTTCTTGGTGTTGTATTGATTGTTTTATCGCTTGGCGATGTTGGATTAAAGATAGAGAAAGGCCAAGAGTTGAGATCGTCTATCCATGGCTGTAGGCGCTTACGGGACGCAGGATCGGCGATGTACTGTTGAACAATAGTAGCCGCTTGTTCTTGGGGGAGTTGCCATAGTTTACGCCCCTCCTTTCGCAAGTTATCTATATTTGAAATGTCATAACGAGCGCGGGGATTATCTTTTGGGACGGCATTTATAAGAGAAAAAGGCATTTGTGAAAAAGCTAGGTGGATTATTTCATGTCCCTTTGTCTGCTTCGGGCCTTGATTCCATCTTGTCTTATCGTTGATTTCTATAACATGAGGCTCATGTTCTCCTACTGATGCAATCGACTCGCTTCCAGCTACAGGCTTGCCTAATTTGTATTGAACTCCTACCGCGCTCTCTATGCGCTCAACCTCTGGAGGAATCGCCTCATTAGGACTTACAATCTGATCCTTGTGAGCTTTAATAGCCGCCGCAATCTTTGTATCGTCCATCGTCGCAGGAAATTTTACGACCCCTAAGCCTTGAACTTTTACGAGTTTGTCTTTTTGATCTGGCATAGGCTATACCGGAACTATTCTATTTGTGGTCGCGTCCCAAATGTGCGTGTGTGTCTGATTTCTCGATTGCGGTCCTGTCCCCTCTGGTGGAGTAGGTGAAGGAGCTAAACCTGATTTATGAAACTCGTTTTGGAGGTCTTCAGCCTTTTTCTTAACATCATCTATATGTGGTGTATTCTTTTGGTTGCGTGACGCAGAAGTACCAGCAAGCCATGTTACCATCGCTGGAGCGATCTTAATGTTTGCCTTCTTTGGGTCTTGACGGATTTCTTCATCCTTTAGTGCGCCAAGTATCTCACGCATCCTTGCCGCGTCCTCTGGAGGTAAGGTGCTGATTAGTTTCATATCCTCAACGGACGGTTTTGCAAGCCAATTCAATAGACTGTCCGAACGTAATGCTCTGGTAAGTAACGTTACTCCGGTTTGACCTATTAACATTGTGCTGCCAAATACTCCAACACCTTCTCCGCGCATGAATGCTGCTGTTCCTCCGCCAACAATCATACGCAGAACCCATCCTCCTACTTTTCCATATCTACGAAGACCTTCATTAATATATTTCAGGTTCTCCGTTTGAATATTTGGTGTTTCTGGTAAATTACCCTTTGCTTTTGTTTCTCCAAAAGGTACAGGTCTCCCCTCTTTTGGCATGAGATTATCAGCTACTTTCGACGCAGCCAAAACAGGATGTTCTTTACTTAAACCTTCAGTTCCAGCTAGAGGCGGTGGAGGTACTTGAATCTTTTCGCGTAAAGGGCCTTCCTTGGGCAGTGCTTTTAATCCTTGCTGTAAATCGTAAATGTAATTTACTGTCTTAGGAATGGAAGGATCATACTTCCCAAGCATTCCTATATAGTCTTCAAGTTTACTATCTCTTGTAAACTCAGGAGCTACCTTAGATGCTACATAACTCGCAACAGTATTTGGAGTGTTAGGAGAATTACGGAATGTGTCTACATAGGGACCGTGTAGAGCACGGGCTGTTTCTAATTCCTTGTCAGCACCAGCGGCTTTAGATAAATCATTTTCCGCCTCGCGAACTTTATCTAATACTTGACCAATACCATACCTTACGTTTCCTCGCGTTGCCTTGCGTACTGCATATTCAAGCTGAGTCTTCCAAACGTGAAGACGCTCTGCGTTAACAGGCTTATAACCACCTGCTACTCCTCCAGCAGCGGCTCCTCCAGAGTCTTCAAGATTATCAGGATCAAGATTGAGCCTGTCGATCATCTCGTCTACGGCATGTTTCTTGTCTGGAGTTAGGCTATCGTAACTATCTGCACTTAAGTTCCTCTTTGCTATTTCATCTTGTAATATTTGCAATTCAGACCTGTCCGCGTCTGATAACTTGGATTCTTTTATAATCTTGCGGAACTCTGCTACATCTTCTGGGTCCATCGAAGATTTGACATTCTTTATCTCATTAACAATCGGGTCTGATGGCGTTTCTGTTCCAGCGACCTTCTTACGCCAAGTATCCCACGCCGAGTCATCGGCAGCCTTTGCCTTCTTTCTAGCAATTTCAATCTTGCGCTTTAATTGATCCGATGCTGTTGAAAGTTTTTGCTGCGTACCAGAACGTTTTTTTTCGTCGCGCATAACTTCTTGGTTATGTTTCTCTGTTTCCTCCTTTGCCGCGTTTTGCTTGCGTACTTCTTCTATATTCTCTTGAGCAACCTTTTGGCGTTCTGCTTTGAGAACATCTCTTGACGCTTGAGCTTCCTCTCCATACTTATTAACAATCCTCTCCGTATTTTCTGTGGCTCCTAGTGTGTCACGGATAGCGCCTCGCACATTCTCTGCCGCAACCTTAACTTTAGGTAAATCTAAAGCTCCAGTAGACGCTTTACTAGCTCCGTGCGTTGCAACCGCAACTATTCCTAATCCTTCAATCGTTCCAGTTAAATTATCGGCGGCTATCCTGTCTCCATACTGCTGTCGATCAGACTGGAATTGCTTGTACAACTGTTCCGGCATTTTTGTTGGGTCTATCAGGTCCATCAATTCAGTAGCCCACAGATCGCCTTGTCCGCTTGCTTGCTTATATGCCGCATTAAGAACTTGCCATAGATACTGAGGAGTGCCGGAAACCGTACGCATAGCGGCCTTATAAGTATTAAAATTCCCAAATATGGGGATTGGAATCTCTCCTGTCCATCCCTTTGAAGGCTCCAATGCGCTTTGGTGTTTCTCTTTTGCCTGCTCCCACAAGGACGGCGTTTTTCCTTCCGATTCCTTGTCTTTCATGTAGCGATCCCTCTGGTGGTTTTCGCCGAGTCTGCCAGATGACTCATACCATGTGAAGCCAGAAGCCAGTGCGGCAGGAACTTTGCTGTAGGGCACAGAGATTCGACCCACCTCCTCGCCCTTCCCTGTGCGCCCGTACATCTCATACAAACCTTCACCTTTAGGATTAGAAGGAAAGTCTGGAGTTGAGATTGGCTCTACGGACACAACAGACCACGGATCGGAAGGTGCATTACCTTTCGACTTTATAGGCTCTTGGCTTACAACATCCCACGGTCCTTTTGGCATTATTGTACCTGCTTAGGTTGTCCGTTTTCTAAAGTCCATTTCTGTCCGTTACCAAAAGTTGTCACATGACCTTCTTTGAGTTTTGCTACTGCATCAGGAGGTAGGGAAGAACTCCCTCCTTTATACTTGCTTGCAACCTGTTTGGCAATATCTAGATTTCTTTTTGTGGATGCTAAAAAATACTGATATTGCTTCGGAGATATAGTTCCCTTAACTATGTGCGCTACGTTTCCCTCTAATTTCATTTCCGCACCGCCAAGGTTGTTGACCATATTAATTTCCGTCTGCGTGACTCGATTAACACGACCTCTCAACCACGAGAGAACGACTCCAGCAGAGCCTATAGGATCAAGATTATTTCCTCTTCCATCTGGTCCTCCAGCCCCAAGAACATCTAAGTAAGCTGCTTCAGCCGCATCTACAGTTTCCTCTGCTTTAGTTTGTGCAGGAGACGTTTTAGCTTTGCTTCCTGCACCTCCTGATGAGCGTGATATAGGTGGCGCTCCCGAACGTCTACCTAGTGCTGATTGTTCCGCTACCCACGCTTCAAATGTTTGATCCTTTAATGCGGTATGGCTCTTTTTATACTCTTCAAAATCGGCGCGTTTGCGCTCGTCCGCTGATTGTTTTGGGGCGTTAGGTGTGGGTGGTATATACCCTTCAGGCTCATCTTTCCAACGCTTTTCACCTTTTTTGTTTACTTGCAGTGTTCGGTAATTTCCCGATCCTACAGGAAATTCTTGCGATGGATACCCTTTCACATCGGTCCATGTCTCTATCGGTTCTTTTGGTTCCTTTAATCCCGATGTAAGGAGTTCGTTTACGTATTCATTTCGCGCTTGCTTTCCTTCAGGAGTAGCGTTTGGTCCTATGCCTTCAGGATGGTTCTGATCGTACAATTTCATATTTCCCTGAAACTGAGCTAAATCTTTAGCGGCTTGAGCTTGACCTTCTATTGTCGCCTTCTGCTCAGGAGACAGCGGTGCAGACGCTACTAATTGAGCCGCTTCCGCCGCCGCCTTCATCTGTGCAGGAGTCTGTGGACCTTGTACCTTATATGCCGGTCCTGTCGGAAACGATGGCGTAGCAGCAACGGGTAATCCTGGTAGAGTTGCACCTTCCACTCCCGGCTGCTGTGTAGTGGTAGGCTTATTTAATTTAGGACCAGGGCTTTCGTCGGTCACTAGCCTTCCGTCTGCTGTGACTAACTTATCTCCCTCCCAATGTGGGGCGTTAGGCTTTGCATACATCGACTCATTTGAAAACCCACCGTTGTAAGGAGTCTTGAACTTATCGTTTCCATGTATCTTTCCGTCCCATGAATTAGGTTTCAAATCAGCCGCAGGATCACCTAGTTTGGAAGCGTGAAAATGACCGCGAACATCGTAATCAGCCATAGGTAATGGTGCAAAATCTGGTCCAGGTCCTACCTCTCCCTTGACTGCATTAGGGTTTGCCGCTGCCCATTGACGGAATTCCTTTTCCTCTTGGGGTGTAAGTTTGGTTGTGTATGGACCCGATTTTGCCCATGCCTTATTGAAAGCAAAAGAGATTTGTGGAGGCTGTTCTTCTGGATTGGAATACTTATTTAAGGCATCCTTCGGCTGCGGTGGGAGAGACTTATTCTCGCTTACATCTGTCGTTGAATATCCCGGCACTGGAGCCAGTCTTATAGGCTCAGTTGTTGATGCTGGCATCTGCATCGTAGGCTGACCGTAAACCGGAGGCGCGACAGGAGTAGGAGCTTCTTGCTTCTTGAAACGCAAATCTTTGCCAAGCATCTTTCCGAACTTCATGATCGCGTTAGGATGATCTAAACTCTTCCAGTGTGCATCTCTTGATTGTATGGCTTGCGCTAGTTGGTCCTGCATCTTGAGGTAGTCTGGAGTATTCCTCTTATCATCAGGAACAGCAGCAAGTTTTGTGCCCAGATTGTCGATCATTCCCTGAATTTCATTGTGCTTTTCCTGAAACTGAGCGTCAGACAGGGCTTGCTTACGCTCACGGCGCTCTTGTTGCCTTCCAATGCTTGCATTTAATACAGCGTCCCAACCACCCATAGTTTCCCCTTACAGACCCAACGCGCTTTGATCAGCATTTTCTGCTGATTGAACTGCTGTTGTGATTCCTTTTCCAAGGATAGATTTCTCCCAGTTCTCCATACGTTTCTGAGACATATCTGTTTGCATCCCTAATGCCTCTAAGCCCACGTTAAGCTGATTGCTTCCTATGCTTCCTACTTCTCCCGCCGCCTTTCCTGTTAAGTCTCCAATGAGTTTTGTTATATAATCATGAACCTTATCATTAGTAGCCGCCGTGGACGCAGCATTTCCTCCACTGCGAGTTCCCATTTCTGCTGTGCTTTTGTTTTCCTGTGCGGTTGAGGTCTTGACTGAGGATATGGCTGGGTTTAACACTGCCATTTGCTTAGAACTGTCTCCTGAAAGGATCGAATTCCAAAAGTCTGACGCAGTAGTGAGGTTCTTCTCACCCATGCCTGTACTAAAATCGCCTATAGCGCCCGTCTTAGCGATATTAGCGTTAAGGGTCGAATTTTGGCCACCAAATAAGCTCGAAAGGAACGACATTTGCCCTCTTTTCAACAACTTACAACTAAGCTGTTATTTAGAGAACGGTCGCTCCCGGTCGGCCTTTTCTCAACAATTCATTATACCTCAACTTCCAAATAGTGCAATACCCTCAGTTTACACCCGTTCTGCCTACGCCAGCCTTTCTAAAATGATTACTTGAGGACTATAGCTGATTGTTCCAGTGACAGTAAAATTCACCGTGATTGTTGAACTCGGAGCATTGTAAAACGTCACGTTTTGCGAACTGAAATTCCTTGCAGCGCCGCCCGGTAGAGATATGCTGGCAATCGTAACAGGAGAGTACGTTGCAAAACTATCCGTAAAGCCAAATGTTCCCGTGACCGAGCTTGCAGATAAAGACCCTGCCGTGAGATAAACTGTCAGCCTGTATGCCGCTCCCGCTACCAGCGCCGGGGATGTCCATGAATAGCTTCCTGTGTATAAGGTTGTAGAAAGCGCAGACGCTGCAACTGTTGGGTATCCGCTTGCGCTTCCGTTCGTTGCCGCCGTGACCTGCCCTTGTTGGTTCACGGTAAAATTCGTGTTCGTATAACTCCCCGGCGTCACCGGCGTGGACGCGATTGCCAGAGTCACGTTCCCACTTGACCCGCCTCCGGTAAGTCCAGTTCCTGCCGTTACTCCTGTAATGGTTCCTGTTCCTCCACCTATCGGAACTAATTCTGCCCAATAATTTATCCCGTCAAACGCTACTACAGCAGCGCATCCTTGCGTCAAAGGCATAGATGCTGAACCGACATTTCCCTGATACGATATTGTTCCACTAGCCGGAGTCAGTGTTGCCGTTCCAGCACCGTAATTAAGGAAAGAGGCTACCCATGGTACTGAAACCGCTGGAGCAGTTGCTCCTGTGTTAAGAGTTACCGCAATTGGTAAGGCGTCATCAAGGATAATGTATGTTCCTGCATCGCTCTGCTGTGTAGAGTAAGTTGTAACCCCCGTCTGATTATTGACAAATCCTAGCTGCGGCATATAAGTTACCGCGCCCGTAAGATTGTTGAACGAAGATACTCCCGTTACCGCTCCTGTATTCCCGTTGAATGAAGAAACTCCAGACGATGATCCTGTTTCTAATATTACTGTTTCTGATCCTCCTCCGCTTCCGCTGGAAGTAGACGACGTGGTTGACGAAGTTGTTTTACCTCCTATTTGTGATTTCAATATAGGTATAGCGTTTTGCACATCAGCTACTGCGTTCCATAAATTACGAATTACATACTGATGCTCAGGTGGCATAGCTGTGATCTGAGCTTCAAAAGGGAAACGTGATATAGCCATTTATTTGCCTTTCTGTTTTGCTTGCCATGCTGTACACGAAGGACACAAATTGTTTTTGTGTGGCTGGTGGCCTATTGCTCCGCAGCGTGTACAGCGACGTGGAGTAACTGGGTTTTTCATCCTTCTCCTCCCGATCCCGCAAACGGTTGTATGGGAAGGTATGAGCCACTAGACCCCCACGACTTCGTTTTAGCGCAAAATCCCTCAAAATTTAGCACGAAAGGTGACGCCGAAGAAAACTGGAAAACAAGCAGCTTCCATTTGTTCGCCGATGGACGCAACCAATATTTTGTCAACTGACCACTTGTGCTTGGCAGAGTGATTGCCGTGAATCCATAGCTTCCGTTTCCCTCGTCAGCCGGATAAGATGTCAGCGTTACGGTAGAGTTTGCGCTGTATTCCACAATCATTTCCCCTACGTGCTGGTATCCCACACCGCCAATGGCAGGGGTTGCAACCGTTCCAGTTATTATTTCCGTTCCAGAACTTGCCATCTGTCTTACACTAAAATCATTGCAGCCGACTAGCACGCCCTGCTGACTTTGACCATCATTAGGCGCATGAATGGTTACTGGCGGCGTATATATATCCCATATCCATCCGTGGTTATTAATGTCGTAGACCAATGTATGTGGAGCGCCGTCTACTAGGCCGATAAAGTCATAATACATAAATTGTCCATTTATAGAGAAGCGTTGCGCCTGTGGCTGTGAATCATCAGGCGGATAAACGGTAATTCCTCCACGTGTCACAGGTTGTGGAACGCTAGTTCCTGAATCAGATGATTCATGGGGGAATAGAGGATATAAATCTTGGTCAGTAATAGACTGCGATGCTGATCCATAAGAAGAAACGTGAATACCATCGCTAACTCGGAAAAAGATCAACCCTCCGCCCGATACGCACACGCAGCGTGGAATATAAAGTCCTCTAGTTATAGAGGATTCCTGCAACGTCCAAGTTGATCCTGTGGTTCCTAATGCCGTTGCCGTTGCAGTAGAAAAGTTCGGCAATATCAACCATCCACGCCTAATTGAGAATAGAACTCCCAGTCCACCGCTAATCGCGCCATTTATAAGGGATTCATCGGGCGATGTAACATCCATTTGGTTGGTATCTGGGGCAGAATCTAGGTTCGATCCCTTGCACCAGTAAAGTGTTCCCGGTCTTAGTGGGTCACCTACAGCAAAGGCAAAGTTGATGTTATCGGTTGGTCCCCACATATACGGTAATGGTTGAGCGGCTAGTATTGGTTCTGGAATTTCGTAAGTCAAGTTCGTCCCATCAGGAACACCGGGGATAGTTACTTCTGTCACGTATCCGGTAGGAATATAGATTCCTTTATCTGTGAATATTACTCCTCCGCTGACAGTTGTACCTCCTGAGTCATTGAATGATGGAGTTGATAATCCAGACGTTCCCGATACCGTGACTAACTGATAATGACCGGCAGGATCAAGGATAAAGAAATTCAACGGATACAAATAGCCAGCCTGAAATGCTGCGGCAGTTGGGCGTGCTATGAAGGTGTAGGCAAGAGACGTAGGAGAGCCAATTAATATCTCGGTTCCTGCTAACCATCTAGGGCTAAATCCTACCGCAGAGCCTCCTATAGCTCCGCCAGAAACCCATGTAATCGCTCCGCCACTGACATTGCATACTCCTTTTTGCGGAAGATCAATGGAAGGAAAAGGTTCGTAATTGTCATATTCAAGAAGTTTATTTCCTAGAGAAGTATCCGGCAGAGCATCTGTAACCGGCGTGTTAGTTCCACTACCTGAGTTATCATTCGGTCCCGTGTTAACGTAAGTGAAAGTAGAAACCGTAGAGTCAATCCGGTAGTAGTCCACCACGTCAACCTGCGGGTCTGGTGACCATAACGAAGTGATCGTATTCGACATTACAGGAATAGCTTGCGCAGCCGATTCGGGAGATGGATTAGAAACAGCACCAGTAGCGGTTGAACGATAAACATAGCGGTATTGAACTTCTTGTCTTATTGACGGTCCACTTGACCCCGATGAACCCCCTGTAAGCGGAGGAATAATTGTTGGGGTTGCTCCCGGAGTAGGAGACGCCATAAGGAGAAGAATACGTCCTGAGTGATACCAGAAATCATAGTCAAGTTCGATGGGATAAATTCCCGCTGCCGGAGCATTTACTATTACGGTTGAAACTCCAACTTGACCACCGCTACCACTTGGGAATGGAGTACGTGGAAGCAATGGAAGCCCGTTGGATACTGTGATTGTTTGACCGTGATCTGAAATAACTGGAGTCGTAGCCCCACCGTTAAATGTCGAGGTTGCCGATACTAATGTTACTCCACCGCCTATTCCCCATATCACGTCATCCTTGCTTGTCAGGACAAACGTATAATGTCCTGCCGATGGGAAGTAGATGTTTCCCGTCAAGCAGATATTAAAGTTCGTATAATTCGTATTATTTGTATACGTTGTTGTGATGGGAGCCGCAAAAACAGCGTTGCTTCCAACGGCCACAGACTCAGGGCTAAGGTCTGTCCAGAGCATCGGATTTAATGTGACGTTTGTGCTGCTTGAAATATCTCTACCGGGGAGTCCGGGAATTCCGGCAGCAAGAGGCGGAACGCAAGCCGAACCAAATGATGCATCAAAAATAAACGAGTTTCCTGTAGTGTTTCCTACCGCGTCTGAAATAGATCGCGTCGGACCACTACCACCAGAATCCCCCGGATTCTTCCAAATATACGATGCAACTGGTCCAGAGGTGGGAGAATCTCCCCAATAATATGCCGTCAATGTTCCTATGGTTGCTGTTACTGGAGGCAAAGCAAGAGTAGTTACTGTGTAGTTGATATTTATATTTCCTGAGTTTGGCGATCCTCCTTGTGTAAACGTATTGCCTACTGAGTTAATTCCAATCTGGAAAGACGCTGCTCCATAAGGGACAGGAATATTAGTGCTCGTAGCTAACGCAACACCTACATCTACTACGGCTGGAATGAATAGAGGAGCTACCCATACATACTCAGCAGTTGTCATTACCGCGCCAGACGCATCTACAAAAGCCCCAACAACATAGGACGCGGTGCTTGGATGTGTATTAGCTCCTAGATTTTGAAGAAATTGGCCTGGATAACCTGGACTACCGGCTCCTACACGTCCACTGGTAGCTGCTATAAGTTGTGCCTGAGTGGTGATCGTTGCTCCGTTAATAACAGGGAACGATGGTCCAACGGGAGTCATACTATTGATCGTTATATATGAGGCGTAGAGACAATTGATTGTAACCCATTCCGTTCCGTCTACTGGTGGTGTCGGACCTGTGTATGGAAATCCATAAATTTCTCCGTAATTATAACTAGAGTTTGCGGTGTTGTAGTTTGTCCACGGAATAGCCGTCGCTAACAGGCTTCCAGTTGTTCCGATGCTTGAGTTTTGAGTAGAAACTACAGGCGCAAGTTGAGGTTCTTTAATACCCGCTTTATAAATTACTCCATTTGCATTTACTTTTAGCATCCCGTTAGAAACATAGTCTACCGAAGTTCCATTAATAAGATACTTAGTATGCATGGTGACGTTACCCTGCGGCGCACTATCGCCTACATAGCCGAAAGGTTCAGGAGACGCATTAGGTCTAAATGGAACAATTGATACTGTATTTCCTGAAAGCCCATCGGCTACATCAACAAGCCCTATGGTAGAGTTCCATACGGACAGGCGTGTTCCTGCTCCGTTTATAATTGCATATCCAGAAGAGGGACCATTTGGCGTTGAATCATTGATGCGCTTCAAACTATGTACTGCCGCTGCTAATGTATAAATTGCTCCAGTAAGGAGATTGCGAAAGGTGACTCCTCCCTTAAAATATGCTCTGCAATTGACGGCAATACTGCAAACACCTGATTTCAGGCGATTTCTTGGTTCTGCTACCGAAAAACCTTTGAAATCAAATGGACCGAGAGCCATGAACACCTCTACGAAGGACACTCGCCTTCGCGTCACTCGCGGCTCCCGGTTCCGCTGAGGATGGTTATATTTTATCTCAATTCTCTTGCTTTGCGCCCAATAATCTCCAGTTTTTCACTTGCCGCCTTATATTCCTTTACCGACATGGATTTAAGGTGACCCATTGCATTACGAAGAAATTCAATCTCTTCTAAAGAACGCTTTTTCATCCCTTATCTCCCTTCATATTATACCTATTCATATCACGTTCCTGCGCTTGTCCGCGCTGGTCTAACACATCGCTGAAGGCTCCAAGAGAACGCAACCTTGAATTCTCGGCTGCACATGCCTGTATCGCCCTCTTTTCAAGTTCCAAAGCGGCCTTCCATTCCGCACCCGCGCACTTGAACATGGCCCTAGACTGAGCAAAGTCGTACATAATATCCGCGTCAGAACGGCTAATCTGGACGTAGGTATTCGTGCTGTCTAGAATTGGCGCGTTCCCTAGAACGGTCACTCCGATATTGCTTCCAACAGGGGCAGCGATGAAGTCCATTCCTCCCGCCACAATCATAGGCCCAAAGCCTGTAGGATTTGAGTCCCACTCTGGGGAGTACCTGTCTGCCGAAACAATTGAATCTACACTTACCGCCTCTCCGTTCACCCTCCCTAATTCAATCCACGGGGTTTTTAACATTAACTGTAAGCCGTCTTGATACCTCTTGAGAGCATAGGCGCTTCTTTCACGATCAGTTGCCTCAGATTCTTGTCCTAGAAGGTCTGCTAAGGCTCCCCACTCTAATACCCATGCAAAGTCGTCAGGGATGCCTAGAAGGGTCGCTGTAGGGGGATTAAAGGCCGCTCCTGATTGTAGGACAACCGCCTCATAAGTCCCCGGTTGCGCTGGAGGGATGTCTACCTGCCACGACAAAGGCGGCTCAGAGGAAAGAGAAAACGTTTGCGGCGTTCCTGAGTTCTGTTGATAAAGTGGAGCCTCATAGAACTCATTGGCTATCGTATCATCTCTATAAAGAGTATTAGGAATCGTAAATGTAAGTGTTCCTGAAACCACTCCAGACGTAGGAAGAGAAATGTTTACCGATCCTGCTCCCACTCCGGTAACGGTCGTTCCCAGAGCTATTCCTGTCCCATAAATAAGTTGTCCGTTCGCTATTCCGTAGGTGTTGCTGACGCTGATTGTCTGCACTCCCGCTAAAGCCGTTCCCGTGGGGGAGGCTAAAGCCGAAAGGTATCGTACTCTCTCAACGTCAATAACGTTATCTGGAAGTTGTGTCCTGCCGAGAGGCGGAACCGCATTAGGAATAAGAGGAATATTAGCCATTAGAGATTGATTACAATTAGATACTTGGATCATTTCATCCCTGCGCCGCTGGAGGGCTTGAGAAAGAACGGAGAGGCTGAATTGATTTGTTCCCGTCCATGTGCCAGTAGTGTTGCTTGGCTCCAGTAATAAATACTCAAGTTCTGCATAACAGGATAAATCCGTAATCGTTCTTAGCCGAGGACTTCCAGCAAGAGAGCCTAAAGAGTTCCAGAGAATAGAAGAGTTATAGTTAAAGTCCTGCCGCCAACAATATGTAAGAACGTTGTATTGCCTAAGTGCTTGACTAATATAGACTTGCAATTCTGCGGCAGTCCAGAATGATGTTGTTGACGGAGTTATATTAAGCCTCTGCCCTAGTTGGGAGATAGCACTAGAAAGCGACAACCAAGAATAGGAGCCAGCCATGAATATATCTTACGCTTTCTTGGCCGCAAACTTCTTTCCTCTGCCACCCTTTTTCTTGCCAGATTTTTTCCCGCTCATTGAGTTCATTCCTTGAGCAGCGATCCTCAGTGCTTCGGGGTGGCTAAAGGCTACATACCTCTTAGTTTTGTATCCTTGTTTGCCTTCATGAGAGACACGAACAATGTATCCGTTTTCCGCTTCTTCGGTTTCTACGCTTTTTCTCTCAGGCATTGAAGGAGCAGCCTGCGTTGCTACTTCATCTGTCTTTTTTGATTTCCGCTTTGCCATTTCCTTCCACCTTCCTTGTGGTTTTTCCTCTCCTAGTGGTTTTCCTCATCCTTGCGATCTTACGCGCTCCCGCAACTTTCTTGCGTCCTTTGCCCACTGTTTCCTGATTACATGATTCTACTTCGTTCATGCTTTACCTCCCACTCTTTTTTTATGATGAGGCTTGCGGATATTGCCATGTTTTGCCTTGCCCATAAGACGTAATCCTAAGCGCCCACGGGAAGCAATTTTTTTATTCTTGGAATGGCTTTCCACTTTAGCTTCTTCGATGGTTGAACGGCCATGAGCAGCAGCGGCATGTTTCAATGCTCCGGGATGACGGATTGCCCCTTCTTTATGTTTTGTTCCTTGCAGCCATTTGTTGACTTTTTTCTTCTTTGTCATTGTTTTTACCTCTTTCCCGCTACTCGTTTCTTGGGAAGTGTCTTGCCCGAAGTCGGTTTCTTTCTATATATTTCATCTTGGCGTGCCTTCTTGACAACCTTTTTCCCCGCAGTTTCTGAGGCAGCTTGTTCTCTATACTTTTTCTGTGCGTTTGCTACCATACTATCATGCCAAGTGGTATCAGGTTTCTTGACGACCTTCTTTTTTGCCGCTTCCTTTTCTGCCTGTTTGCGAAAACTTTCATTGGCATTTTTTACCATATTGTCATGCCAAGTGGTATCAGGTTTCTTACTCCCTGATTCACCCCACTCTTTTAGTTTTTTCGCATAGTCTATCAGCTTATCTCGGTAGTAAAGAATAGGTTGTGCAGCTTCCTGAGCCATTTTGCTACCCCTTTCTTGATACGCGCTTGTGTGCGGTTTTCTTTTTACTGTGCTTGACTTTATGCTTTTTCCCGCCCACAACAACGTTCTTCGCGGTCATAGGAATGTGATGGATATGGCGATAGGCGAGATTGCGCCTGTACGCTTCTTTATTGCGGAACCTCTCAGTTGGCATAAACATCTCCTAAAGAAAAAGGGAGAAACATGACTTTCGTCATCCTCTCCCGATGAATTCATTATACTACAAATTCCTTTTGTCAAAAACATCTTTTTTAGTGATTCTCTATGGTTCTCCTCTCTGTGAATTTTACTCAGGCGTGTTGAATAGCTTTACCTCGGCAGCACGACGGCGAATCAGTCCTGCCATCTTCGTTTCCACGCCTTTGACCTTGCCCCATATCCACAGAGGCATATTCTGCGTGACTAGCGCCCA